AACTCCTGTGACTACTGTGACTCCTGTAACCACTGTAGCTCCTGTAACTCCTGTGACTACTGTGACTACTGTGACTCCTGTAACCACTGTAGCTCCTGTAACTCCTGTGACTACTGTAAAAATCTTAAAATGACTGAGTATAATATCTTTTGTTATTCTGAAGAATTTAACAATGAAGACTCATTCCAACAAAAGAGATATAGAACTTTTAATAAGGAAGTAGGAAAAGAGCGGTATCAAGAAATAAGAACGCTAATTAAATATGATATACTAAAAGATTTAAAACTAGAACTTAATAATACCTCATGGGAGGAGGCTTGGAAAAAAGTGCTTACAAATAAACAAGTTATAAGATTATCAGAAATACCTGAATTCGATAAAGAAATATTTGAATCAATAACGGGAATATCAGTCGACGATAATATAAAAGATGAAGTAATGACATTAAAAGAGGTTTGTAAAGAACTAGGAAGAACTATTAAAATAATAAAATAACTATTAACTAAATCTAAATAACATGGAATCTAAAGGCTACTTAAAAAGTTATATCACTCATGGCGTACACCAAGTAAAGATACTTAAGCTGTTTGATATTAAAGAAGCAATGAATACATTCTCCGGTAACATGGAGAAATCCCGAGGTGCTACAGTGCAATGGGCTGATGATATATTCACTGTTTACTTCAAGGAAAAGGATTTTTATATGCTTGAAGAAGGCGTTACTCTTATGGCTATGAAAGAAATATATAAAGATAAACCATACATTAAATGGAATGTATCAGGAGATGTAATGACTCAACGACAGAATATCGGTGCTCCTAAGATGATTGATAAGGAGAAAGGTGATGTTAAGGCTAAACAGTATGCTAGTGCTGATAAGGAACGTGAATTATCTATCGTTACTCAAAGTATGATGCATATACCAGGACATTTTACAGAGAATTATGGAGATGGTGCAACAAATACATGGGAAGACTACTGTAAACTAAGCATTGGTCACGCTAAAGAACTATTAAAACTCGTTAAAGAAGATCTCAATGAATAACCCCTTAGAAGAAATCGGTGTAATAATGAAGTCTTACTATGAGGATAGTGTAGGAATGGGTATTGATGCCCTCCTTAAGACTCAAGATAAGCTTTCAACCTTAAGCTACTACACTGCTGAGCTATGTTCTAGCATGAGAGATTCACACAACGAACAGAAGGCAGCCTTAGAGAGGAGTTTGATCTCAGGAGAGAAGAAGTATAGGGATGAAGGTGTAGGGACTTTAGACGCTAAAACTGCTGCTAAGTTTGATAACGTACAACAGTTTAAAGATAAAGCACAGATAGAAAGTGATTATAAGAGGTTGAAGAATATATTGTCACAGGTGAATAAAGTTTTAACAGCAATACAGCAACGCATATCTTACCTTAAGAAAGAGAAAGAAGAATTTAAGCTTACACGATGAAACTAACATCAAAACAAATCGCCGCTCGGAAGTTCATACGTAACCTTACTAAACATATTACTTATCCTAAGAAAAATAATATTTATAATTTAATAAAACTACCTAATGACACAACTAATAAAAATCAAGGAACAACTTGAAGTAGATATCAACAAGCTTAATAAATTAAAATAGAACGAAACAGTAAAAAAATACATAGAATTAATAAGACAAGTCGAAACATTTGAAAACTATATTAAAAAAGAAGTTGCTCAAAGCGGAGTAAAACTTGAATACTTTAGCGTTTTAGATGACTCTTATGTGCAGTTTGTCCCACAAGCTAGAAGTAAATACAAAGTAGACACAGAAGAAGTTAAAGAAAAGTTTGGTATTGAATATATAAAAGAAACAGTTGATACAACTTCTTTAAAAAAGACTCCTGAAGAACTTTTGTACTTACAAGATAAAGAAGAAAAAACACTATATGCAACTAGGAGATTAAAAAATAATAAATAATTTATATCCTAACCCTAACAAAAATGAAGACTCTACTTCTAAGCCTACTAGCCATTATATTGGGGTTTATGACAGGTGAACTTATTTTATTACTAATACGTTTGTATGATTAACTCCACCGCAAGAATCTTTGCAATCTTAACAGTGTTTTTCTTATTACAATCAATTTACCAATTAATCTTTTAACAATGCCAAAAATAGCAGCAATGATTTATTTTTTAGGTCTAACTACTAACTTATTAATATTAATTAACAATCCATCTCTTGTAACACTAAATGCTTTTATCTGGTGCTTCTTAGCAAATTTTTTATTATGGCAAATAATTACCAATTAACTTTAACATCATGAAAAAAAACGCCCCTTATTTATTTATTATAGCACTTGTATGCTTCGCTTCTCTGTTCCTAGAAGCTTCACTTGCTAACGGTAAAGAAACACCTAACGAGCAATGCCTAGAAGCTCTAGGAGACGCTTATGATTCTATTGATGACTTATCTCATAAGTTTGATATAGAAACACGTATCATGAGAGATGATATTAAATACAGAGCTAACGAACTCCGAACCACCATGGGTTTAGCTCAGCCTCAGTCCACAAAGTAGGAACTGGGGCCAAAGAAGACGCTATACTTAGTTACGCTTATGAAATAAGTGGGAAGAATAAAGACTTCATTTATACTATGGTAGCTGAGAATGGGTTGGTTTCTACTGATAGAGTAGGAGTCACAGGAGACCTGGGATTATGTCAGGTATCCCCTTACTATCACCCTGAAATTACCAATGATCCTAGGTTTCAAGACTGGTCTTGGCAAGTAGAACAGTGCTGGAGGTTATACAGCGGAGGTACAAGATTTTATGCTTATGACGTAAGACATAAAGTAAAACATTTAATACAATTTAACTAATTAACTACCATGAAATTAACAAAAGAACAAAAAGAAGAGTTAAAAGAAATTAGCACTGATCCTCTTATGTTTACGCTTAGAACTAAATCGTTTGCATAATTAAGATTAGCTAATTTTGATAAAGAATTTGTAGATGATATATTAGACCTATAAACAGAAGTTTTTATTAAATCTATTAATTAACCTTAACTACCATGAAAAAAACTAAAGAGTTTATTTTTTCTATTCAATCCAATTTCAAAGACCACATGCCTAAAGTGTTTCCTGCTCCTGATCTTAAGTCAGCTGTAGATAACGCTGCACATTACCTTAAAGCTTCTATGCTTGATCTTAGTATAGATGAGATCCATGATAAGATCCTTAAAGCTGGGTTCATCTGTAAAGAAATGAACCGGCAAACTAAAGAAGAGATCCAGAAGGATATACTTCTTGTTAGAGCTAAGATAAGGAAACTACATATCCTTGGGCATTTAGTGGCTGTTAGACATCACCAGAAGATCCTTAAGGAACTAACAGATAAACTTGATGCTGTAGATGCTGCTAAGTCAACTAATTATTCTGGAGCATGAAAACCCATCTATTCATAAAATACTCTGAACCAGATCACGCTAAATCATATTCTGATTATGTTTATGAAACTAAAGATCCTGATACTATCTGGGAATACGAACATAGGAATAACCCTTTAGAAGGACTTTATGCTGAATGGAAAATAAACCAGAATAAATACGGAAGCTTATGGAACGACTATAAGGATTTCCATATGGGCCATAAATACTAGTTATTTTTTCATACCTCTTAGTTCTTCTACTTGCTTAACCGCTAGCTCTTTCTGTTTATCTGTACCAAAGTTATGCATGTTCTTAAGTGAATAGATACAAGCATCAAGTAATTGTTTTTGTTCGTCTGTCATAATGTTTTTATAGTTAATGTATTCTTCCGTATCTTTATCCGGTGTATACGATCTACTGTACTGGAAATGTGCTAGATCTTTACCCCATAGATCATACCCCCATTGGATATTAAATTGTTTAGCTATATTAGCTACATGTCTCCATAAAGAGAAATCCTTAGGGTATAACTCTTTTCCCCTGAACGCTATGTCTACTGCTACCCCTTCACAATGGAGGCTGTTTAAAGTCCATGTGACGATTGGGCCTGGAGTTGTTCTTCCCTGAGCGTAAAGTTCTTTCTGTCTAGCCTTGGTTCTCTTGGCTTCTGTAACGAATACATCGAACCCTCTATTGTTACACTCTTCTATCCATTTAATAGCGAATGATTGGAACGGTTTAGATAATTTTGTAAGGTCTCTATCGGTATTCATAAGTAAAGATTAAATAGTAAAAACTATTTTTGTTTTAGTCTAACACAATAGAAGCACCAGCTGCACCAGCCCCACCAGCAGCTCCTGCTGCCAGATATTTACTAAGGGTTTTAAGTTTAGCTGCTGTTATTTTTCTGTTTGTTATTATATCATCTACTATTTCTTTAGGAAGTAATTGCTTAAGAAGAGTTCCTTCTTTCGTAATTTCATCTTGAGTTAGTAAATCTTTAATCTTTTTTAGTTTAACTTTACCAGCATTATCTATAACCATAGCATGTAGTTTGAATGCTATTGATTTAGGTCCTAATGCTTTCTGTATCTTCCTATCTTCTAATAACTGACTAACCCTTGGATCAAAAGGTTTATCTTTTATTATCTTATCTAGTTCTCTAGTATTAAGTATAGTATCAGGGGTTTTAGTTATCTTTACACCATGTTCTTTCAAAGTATCTTCTAACCCTTCCCTGAACTTCTTACCATCAACAAATTTACCAGCCAGGTTTTTTCTTTCTTTACCCATAAGCTTCCCCACTTTTTTCTGCTGTTGTCTTATCTTCTTGATAAACTTAAATTTATCATCAAAGGTCTTCAGGCTATCTATTTCTTTTAGTACACCTTCAGGTATTTTTTCCATCTTACTTATTGTACTTGATATCTTAGACAAGTTCTTAGACTGCTGGGTTACTGTGATAACATCTCCTAATTGAGAAAACTTATCATTTAGTTTCAAATATTTAGGACTAGCATTCTTTAGAATAAACCTCTTTGTTTTACCTGCTACCATACTAGACACTCCTCCTGGGGGCATCATTTCTGATAACCTTGTAGTTGTTCTTGCTACATCAGCTCTAGAAACCTTTTCAGTTGTTTCATTAAGCCAAGCCTTAACTACTTCTTTCTCCACACGTTCATCAGCAAACCCTGACTTATGGAAATCAGCCTCCACTTTTTCACCAAGTATTTCTTCTTTCTTTTTAAACTCTCTTAACAACTCTTTACTTGTTTCTTTTTCTCTTAATTTAGATTCTTCAAAAGTCTTAGCCTGCTTCTCTGCTTCAGCAAACGGTTTTTTAGTTTTTTGTAGAACCTCTTTCTTAAGTTGTTTTTCTCTTTCCCCTGTAACCTCAGCTATGACTCCTGGTTTTTTAGGTTTAGTCACCTTCTGAAACACTGTTTTTTTAGGTAATAACTCTTTACCCAGTTCTTTTACAGGTGCTAATGCTTCTCCAGCAGCTCCTAAAAGAGGTTTCAATCTTTTAACAATTGGTTTTCCAACTGCCTTTGCTCCACTCACCGCTGCTCCTGCTTCTAATAGATTTAATGCTCCTCTGACTCCAGGGGTTTCTTGTCCTTTTTCTATAGCAGCAACAGTTGCTTCTATAACCCCAGGAATAATAATATCCTTATATGTATCAACTACATTCTTTATAAAAGGGTGAGCTCCTAGATAACTCTGAACTCCAGCCACTCCTTTCTCTAACTTTTCATCTATTGCCTGCTTTGTCTTTTGTCCTGCTTCAGTCTTTATAAATTCCGCTCCTGCAAGCTTATATCCTTCAATGGATTTACCTATAATAGCCTGTTGAGCTGCTTCAATAGGTGCTGCAAGAGTAAGAGCTGCTCCTCCAATTACATCTAATCCACCAACCGCTTTACCAAACTCTGTCTTAGATCCTTTAGCAAACTCTTGACCAGCTTTAGCTGTTTCAATCCCTCTGCCTGCTATTTCTTTAGTTTTACCTACAAATCCTTGAGCCGGTTCAGGTTCTACTGTTGGCTGGTCTATATTTATTCCTTTATCTTTCATAGCCATAGACCATTCTTTAGCGTATTGTTCACGCTTCTCTCTGCTCCAGCCTTGAAATTGCAACTGGTCAAGCCTTGCTTTTAATTGTGTTCTGTTTACTGGGAGTGCCATATTAATAAAATTAAATTATATTATAAATTGTTTGCTATATCATCATTGTCATCAATATCTCCTGCTTCTCTAAGTGTTTTAAATTTCATACCCTGTGCTGCTTGTTCTGTTATAGGTTTATCTCGATATAGTTGAAGTCTCTTGTTTTTATTTAAAAGTTCTTCTTCACTCACAGTAGGTAAAGATTTTGAATCTCTTGCTCTGTTATGAGAAAACATTATATTATTCATAAACTCTTCTAGTTTTGCTTTTATTATTCCTGGCTGATCGCTAACAGCCGCGACTAGAGGATCAAGCAATCTTTCTTCTGTTGGAGTAAACTGTGTTCCAAATATATCTTTTCTGAAAGGCTGTAGTAAAGAAGTCAATGCAGTTTGAAACTGTTGTGCTTTAACTATTTCCTTGTCACTTTCAAATATTCCTCCTGTGGCTTTTTCAAATCTAAACTTTTGTGAATCAAACGCTCCTAATAAATCAACATCAACTCCTTCTAATAGTTCTAATGCTCTCTTTGATTTAAATACAATATCTGCTGCTTTATCCACTTCTTTAAATTCTATATTAGCTTTATCTAAAACTTTATCCTCAACCATTGTCATTGCTTTCGTCAACGCCCCTCTGTTTACCGCTCTAGCTAAGTCACTTAACTCTAAATCTGTATCTAACGATGCTATCCTTAAATTAAACGCAATATCTTTATTAGTTTCGTCTTCTATCTTAAATCCCAAAAATATATCAGATATTTCTAATGGTCTTGTTCCTTTATCTAACTCACTATTAGCAACAACTTCAAACTTCTCCATTTCAGTTTGACTATCTCTAATCCTTGTGGGTAAACCAGCCGCAGAAACTAGTATATCAGCCTGCCTGTCTCCTGATATCTGAACAGATTCTCTTAGAGTAGTTAAATAACCACCAGCCCTAGCCTCTTGCAACATTTCAGTTTGCCTTGAAGGAACTGATTTTTTAAACTCAAATAACAAATTATCCATCACTTCATCCTGAACTTTAGGTGTACCCATGAACTGTCTAGGATTAATCCATTCAGTCTTAGCCCTAACTCTATAATCCAGATGAAATCCTTCACCTCCTGTAGCAGAGATTGATGTACCTGTGGCTCCTGATAATCCTACTACTTCACCAGCCTCAACTGTATCTCCTACTTTCTTATTAAAAGTATTTAGATGACTGTAAAAATGTACATTACCATTTGCATCATTAATCCCTATACTGTTTCCAAGTCCTGTTTTACTTGTACTTGTTGATACAACTTTACCTGCTACAGTTGATTGTATAGCAGTGTTTTCTGGTACAGCAAAGTCCATTCCAGGAGTGCCCTTTGGAGCACCTGTTGTTTTTGAAACAACATTATCAACAGCTAAAGGACTTACATCCCCAAAATCCTGAGTCATTGTGTAACTAGCAAATCCCAGCCCTTCTTTAAACCCTGTGCTAGTGAATCCTGCACCTGGCATACCTCCAAACCCTCCACTACCTCCTCCTCCAGTTCCAGTTAGATTAGCTAATTCTATTTCTCTCTTTTTTTCTAAAAACTCTCTGTCTTTATCATCTGCCTCCTCTACTTCTAATGCTGCTGCATAAATACCTCCAAGCATAGTGCTATCTATTGTTCCATTAAAAGCATTAACTACATTTTGAAGACCATTTTTCCCCATACCCGCTATCTCTTTTGATGTCAAACTTCTTATAGCAGTGAAAGACTGTGCATTAGCATTCCTAGAATTAAGTTGTTTCTGTTGTTCTTTCTGTTCCACTCTCTCACGTTCCTGCATTAAGAACCTAGTTTTATTTGAATAATCATTCTCTGCTGCTTTGATTATATCCTGTTCCTGTTGGAAGAATAAAATATCGTTATTGAAGTTCTCTCGTACTTGGTTAGTAAAAGAATTAATATACCCTTCTCTGCCTGACTGTAGATTAAAGATAGTGGAAGGACTAAACCCCATACCTCCTAACATCTGCATGTAATTAGGATTCTGCATCTCTGTTGATAATATATTAATAGTATCTTTAACAGTGTTATCCCATCGCTCTCTTAAAGAACTCGCTTTCTTTTTAGCACCAGCGACTGCTTTCTTCCCTGTCTCTCGAGCAGCTTCAACATCACCTGCTGCTTGTGTTATAGCTGGGTCTTCTTTGAAAGTTGTGCTTCCAGAATCCTGTGCATTACTTTCCATGCCTGCTGAAGCAAGTGTTAATGACTCGTCATGGTCCATCCCTTGGTCTTTAAACCTAGAATAAGAATCCATTAAAGCTGACTTCCTTACATCAGTAGTTTTTTCACGCATCCTATCCCTCATATCTTGGATATTAGATTTAAGAAGATCACTTCTTTCCTTTGATTTCTCAGGAAGTCCACTGCTTCTTTTCTGGAATGTTGATAATGTTGCCATAGTTTTAAATTAAATCATAAATAAATTAGAAGCTACTTTCGTTGAACCTTGAGGTAATACATTAAACTTTTTAGTACGTTCTACAAAAGATTGTCCTGGTGCGTCAACTTTAGTGCTTAATGAGAATTCATCATCTTGTCTTTGAAACTTTATATTAGGTAGTTGTCCTTGTACAAACCCTAACTCAGCTGCTTTCTGTTGTTGTCCCAATGTTTCCTTAGCTCTGCCAAACTGTGTACCTATACTCTTACTAGCTGCTAGTTCATTTTCTCCAAGCTGTTCCTTCCCTAACTTAACCTGTGCTGCTTCTCGCTGCTTAGTAAGCTCTACACTCCCTGTAACACGTTGTTGTGCTGGACCGCCTTCAAATGGTTGGAACTTAGTGGCTGGTGTGAACTTCTGGCCTAGTTGTTTTTCTATCTCTTCAGTAGCTGCTTCATCTCCTTTATTAGCTGCTGCAAACATTTCTTCAGCTTTATCTGTCCCTACTTCTTCTTCTAGTTGTTTGAACATCCTTCTTTTTTCTAGCTCTATATCTTCTAACCCTTGTTCTGTAGTATCACCTAGGTCTTCTTTATACTGGTCAAGCTGTGCCACAAGTCTATCAGCTGATATCTCTGCCGATGTACCACCCATCACTCCTTGTGATACGAGCTGTACAAAATTATTAGCTGCTGCTGAACCTGTTTCTTCAACAGCTTGCTTAAGTGATTTAGATACACTTTCTAACATCCTTGTCTTTGATATATTAAGTTCATCTCCTGCGATGAAGTAAGTGTTGGTGAGGTTAGCCATAGCATCAGCACGTTCTAGTTCATTAAGATCAGTCTGTAAGTCTATCTGTTCTATCTCTTGGTCGTACTGTTGCTGAAGACTCTCCACTGCTATTTGTTTATCTTCTTCTATCTTCTCTAGCTCACGTTTGAAGTAAGGATCAAATATATCCACTTCTTTAAGTAGGTCTTCATACACCTCAGGGTTTTTATTCATGTACTGTATAAGATCAGCGTATTCTCTGAACACTTCATCCTTCTCTTTAGCTAAAGCTTCCTCATCTAACACTGCCTGTCTAGCTTCTTCATCTTTTGCATCTAAGTCTGATTGTCTTTTTTCTTCTGTATCTCTTATAGCATCTGCTATATCACTTTCTTTTGTTATTTCTTCTTCTTTATCTGTTCTGATTTCTTCTCTTTCTGCAGCATCAGGAGTATCTATTTTATCTTTCACTATATCTCTTATCTCCTCTTGTTTAGTTTTAGTAAACTCATTAACAAGCTTAGGTTCAATTTTCTTATTTGTTCTCAGCCAATCTAATATTTTAGTTTCACTAAACTCACTGCCAAACTTACCTACATTAACTTCTTTACCATCAACCATTATAGTAACCTGTGTTCCAGATCCTTGTGGAGTTAAAGTTACTTGCCCTTCTTCTAATTTGTTCTCTGATGTTTCTATTTCTTTTATTTCTCCACCAGGAGTTTCTTGTATAGCTCCTATTATAGTTCTTTTAGGATAAGATTTATTCTCCTCGTTTGCTGTTAACTTCTTAAACTCATCAGCCACTGACTGTGATGTTAAATCTCTTTGGTGCTGAGGATTCTCTGCAATAAACACTTCCCATCTTTTGTTAGCAAGCTTTTGTATTCCAGTAGCACTACCGTTTTCATACATAGACTGCCATAACCTATTGTTAGGATCAGGGTTTACTTCCCCTTTCTTTATCATCTCTAACAACTCATTAGCAGACATTCTTTTAAGCCCTGCTATCTTTACATTGATATTATCTTGAGCTAGTTGTTTTAAATCTTCTGCCATTGTTATTTTAAATTAATTAATAATTATTAAGCGAAAACTTTGTTTAATTCTACATTTGAAGTTCCATTAGCTGACGCTCCTCCTGCTCCTCCGTTTATATGTCCCAGTCCTCCATTATGAGATCCGTTTGTTCCTGCTCCAGAATAATCACCAGCACCTCCCCCTCCTTCTCCTCCTACTCCATTTGTTTGTCCTGCTCCACCAGATCCCCCAGTACCACCATCCACTGTTATAGTTCCTGTATTAGCTGTCAATGAGTTATACAGTATTGAAACCATTCCACCAGCACCACCCCCACCGCCTCCACCACCTCCACAGTCACCTGTTCCAGCTGCTCCATTTGAACCGTTTGCTCCATTAGCATTTATAGTACCAGAAAAATTTAATGCTCCTTTACTTTCAATTAATAAAGCTCCTCCTCCTATTCCACCATCTCCACCTGTTCCTGTACCTGTAGAAGCAGAGGCTCCTCCTCCTCCTCCTCCCCCTCCAGATCCAGGAGCAAGAAATAAAGCTTTAACATTTTGTTCTACATAAATTCCTAATAATCCAGCATAAGCGGTTCCCCCTGCTCCTACAACTCCTCCTGCACTTCCTCCATATCCTCCTCCTCCGTAATGAATACTGCTATCAAGAATTAAATCACTATCAACTCCATCTGTTCCAGCAACTCCAGCTCCTACACCCGCAATTCCTCCAGTTCCTTTTGCTCCTCCTGTATTCAAAACTATTGTAGCACTTACAACAACAGTACCTTGACTTTTTAAATGTACTATTGTTCCTTTTGTTGCTGGGTTAGTAAAAGTTAAATTATTAGTAGCGATATTTATACTTGTGTAATTCTTAACAACAAACTCAGCGTTACCTAAATCTATATTAACTGTTCCACCAGAAGTATCTAAAGCACCATCAGTCCCATCTCCTCCAAAAGTTCCTTCACTTTCTACTACGTACCCTGATAGTGTAGCAGAAGTAGCTATAAGATCTCCGCTTTGGTTTACCCTGAAAGGAGCAGAAGCAGGATTAGCATGGCCTGCATAGATCCTCCATGTTGCATCAGCACCGTCTAACACACCTATATTATTTCCTGTACCTGCTGTGATAGTAGTGGCGGCTGATATTTGCGTACCAGTTATTGTAGCTGCTGCTATTTCATTTGCTGTTATTGTATTAGCAACTATCTTAGCCGCTGTTATTGTAACAGCTGCTATTTCTGCGGCTGTTATTGTTAAAGCAGCTATATTACCTGCCACTATTGTATTAGCGGCTAATTCTGTAGTAGTAATAGTACCTGCAAAGATTTCACCAGCAGTGATCGTGTTAGCTGCTATTTGGTTAGCTGTAATAGTATTTGAAACTATATTTCCAGCAGAAACAGTTACTGCTGCAATTTCGTTTCCTGTTACAGCACTTGCTCCTAAATTTGCAGTCTCTATAAGCAAACCTCCATTTCCTCCAAAGACCTGGAAAGTAGCATCAAATATCGCAGAGTCTTCAGCAACAGCTATTAATATCTTTCCATCACCAACGGCGGTACCTGCTGTTGTTGTTGTTTGAAGTAAGGTCGTTGAAACAGCTATGTCTAAATAAACATAAGTTAAAGCTGCCATGTTTCCTGTATCTGCTCCTGTAATACTATAAGCAGTAGCATCAGACATTGTAATAGTTCCTGAAGCCCATGCAACTGTATTCTCATCAGATGAACTAAACACTAAATCATGTGACCATCCTTGTAATGCTGTTTTAGTCTTAGCAGAAGTTATTTCAGCGTTGCCTATCTTTCCAGCTGTAATAGTAAGGTTAGCAATATTACCTGCTGTTATAGTTAAATTACCTATCTGTCCACCAACGATTCCTGCTGTACCACTTATTTGTGTTGTAGTTATTGTTCCACTTGTGATATTACCAGCAGTGATTGTTGTTGCACCTATATTCCCTCCAGTGATAGTAGCATTAGCTATTTGTCCACCTGTAATATTAGCTGTGCCTGAAATCTGTGTAGTTGTTATTGTAGCATTAGCTATCTCCGTTGCGGTAATAGTAGCAGCTGCTATCTGTGTAGCTGTAACACTATTATTTGTTAGATACTGACCATCCATGTCTGATCCTGCTGCTAAGCCTGATATTACTACACTTGTAGTAAGTGTAACACTCGTAGCTGTAACAGCTCCTGCATTAGTCACTCGGAATGGAGCAGATGCTGGTGTTGCTGATCCTGCATATATAGCTGGATTAGTTCCTCCTGAATCTAAGCCTACAGTTGTTGCTCCAGATCCTGATGTTAAAGAAGTTGCCCCTACTGTCCATCCTCCAATAGTTCCTGTAGTAGCTGAAATACTTCCTGTTATTGTAGCACTACTAGCAACTAGATTCCCTGATTCATCTACTCTAAAAGGTGCAGACGACGGTGTTGCATGCCCTGCCCAAAACCTCCAGTCAACTCCTCCTGTTGCTTCACTGCTTAATCCTACTACTCCTGAATCAGCTGATAAAGTATAAGTACCCAAAGTCCAACCGCCGACAGTTCCTGTGTCAGCTGTTAAAGTTTTAGTGCTTATATTCATAGAAGAAATCTCTGTACCCGTGATAGTTGTTGCTGCTATTTCTGCGGCAGTAATAGTATTCGCTGCTATCTCGTTTGCAGTAACAGTATTAGCGGCTATCTCTGAAGCAGTAATAGTGTTAGCTTGGATATTAGCTGCTGTTATGGATCCGTCTTCTATCTGTACTCCTGTAATAGCAACACCTCCTTCTCCTCCAAAGATTTGGAATATAGCATCTGTAGTTGAGTTCTTTGCTACACCTATAAGCACCTTATTATTACCAACTGAAGTTGAAGCCGATGTTGTAGTCTGTAATACGGTTGTAGAAGCATCTGAATCTAAGTATATGTATGTCAAAGCAACTATGTCTCCTGTGTTACCAGCAACAATTGCGTAAGTAGTTGTACCATCAGCCATTGTAATAGTTCCAGATGTCCATTCTACAGTATCAGCATCCGTTACACTAAAGGTGATATCGTGTGACCATCCTTGTACTCCTATAACAAGAGAAGAAGATGGAACAGTTGCGTTCTCCCATAGCTTAGTAACAGGATTCCATAAGTATTCTATACCATCAGAAGCGTTAGTATATTTAGAATAAGGTGAAGGATTAGCTGGAAAGCCAACTCCTGTATATGAAGTATCCCTAGAAATCGAGTTGATTTTTCTAGCCATACGTGAGGTCTGCCGTTTTACACCTGTGAATTTTGACATATAATTATTTAACGATTTTACCTATTTCTGATGTGAGTTCACAATTCTCTAGACTCCCTGTCCCGATATTAGTTATATCAAGTTTTATCTTATGTGTTTTACCTTTAGTTCTTTGTCCACTTATAAGTTCTACGTTTTCTGCAAAAGTCATCGTATCTAAAATATTAGTTTCTTTCTCTGTACTAGAAGTGATAGTTATATTATCTGTTGCTGCTGCTCCTGCATGTCCACATACAACCATCCTTAAAGCTTTCTCTCTGGAAGGCTTATCGTAAGTTATACCATCTTTCTCCCAGTATGATTCTATAGCTACAGTATTATCAGTTGTTCCAGTATGTGTATAAACTGCACTAACTGCTCCTATATAAAGATCACCATCCAAAGCTGCGAAGCTTAAAGGAGTGTATCCTTCATCTATTAGGAATACGTAAGGGTCTTTAACTCCTGATTGTAGAAGCTGTAAGTACCTAGATATATCAAAGATATAAACTTTAGAATTAATAGCACAGTAATACTTAGCATCAAACGCTATACCTACGGCTGATGTGTTTGTACTATCTCTTAACTCTGGAACTTTATAATCACTTAAAGATAAATGACCTTCAAGCTCGTTAGTCTCTAATGGGTTAAACCATTCTATACCTCTATCAGAAGCAAAGAACATTATATTCTCACCTACGTCTATACTCTCTTGTTTTAAAGCTCCGTTAATCTCAGTACGTTCAATGAAACTGAAGACTGCTCCTGAACTAGCTGTATCATCAGACTCTCCTACCCATACACCATCATCTCCTTTATGGATAACTAACTGATCTCCAAACACATATATACCAGTAATATAACTCGTAGTACCTGCTGCCACTTCATACTCATAAGGGAAATCTTCTCCTGTAAGTAAAGGTGAAACATAAACTGTATGACTAGAAGCTTTTACTCCTATCACTCTATTCTTATAAACCGTAGCATACTGGAAAGTGTACCCTGTATTAACAAAGTTAGTCCATGTACCTGAAGCTAAAGTAGCTGACACTGTTTTCTGAGGTGTTCCTCCGTTAAAGAAGAAAGTACCATCAGTTGGATCTTCTATATATAAAGTGTTACTAGCATCAGTATTAGTATTCAAAGGCTCAGCTAAAGTTAAAGTAGTGGCTGTATTAAGTACTATACGTCTGTACTGTCCTGCTCCTGTAGTTTGTCCTAAAGTTCTTACTATATCATTCACATAAGCATTAGGAGTCCATGAAGCACCACTGGCTGTTATGATATACCCATTAGAAGATATATCAGTAATAGTAGCTGTTACTGGCGTTCCTTTAGCTACTGCTACTGGAAACTCTACAAACTTAGTGTTTCTAGTAGCATGTATCCCTGTTAGGATACTGGTCCAAGTAGTTCCGGATAAGCTTTTAACAGCAGTACCTAAAGTAGCTGTCATTATACCTCTAACGGCTTGCATGTTCCTAACATCGCCTGCACCTACAGTTCCTTTTAATGTAGTACCAGCACGTTTTAGAACACTTTCTTTAGTGATCCTGACATTTTTAATATCAGTACATTCGTAAGGCTTCAAATCTTTTGGATTATCTGCTTTATTAACGCCCATGAATTTTTCGATGTTGAATTGTTTCATATATAAAATTAAATAATACCGTCATCGTAATCTATCCTTGCCTTCATTGGTTCATCTACAGTCTCCATGTCTTCTGTCATTTTAGCTAAACCATCATTAAATAGTTCTTTATATATTCTCCAATCTGTCTCCATGTTTTCTTTGTAGAAATATTTGTAAGTACCATAATAAACGAATAAGTAATGGTACTGGTTATCTGGAAGTAAAGGATATGTAGCTGCCAATAATAACACTGGTTTCTTCCTGAAGTACATCTTCACATCATCTATATCAGACGTGTTACCCCTAAACACTATTTGTGTTCCTGCTCTGTACCATCTAAGTGTAGCTACTCCTTTCTCTATCTTCTCATCAAACTCTGTCATTGGAACTACAACTACGTTATCAGAAGTAGTGCTAGGGTAATAGAATACACGCTCAATAGTCTTAGCATTAGTAGGGATATCATAAGTATTAATCGCACTCTTCAGATTGATATTCATGTAATCCAAGTTCCAGTTAGGAGCTATATCATAAACCTTTCTTAGTATAAGCTTGTAACACTCGTTCATATCATTATAGAAAGTATTAGTGTCTATAGATGAATCATCTACCATCTCTTTTACGTTATCTAACATATCAGCTAAATCCAGAACATACTCATAAGGATTAACTGTAGCATTATTACAATCCATATAATTAGATGTAGTCGTAGTCTCACCGCTTACATCAGTGCCACTAGAGTAAGCTGTAGCGATTGTAACAGCACTTGTGGTAGTTGTATCGACGCTTGAGATTTTAAACCTCTGTAACGTCGAACTGTATGCAACAGTATCACTGTTACCTGTAGCTGCTCGTAATGCTGTCTGGATAGTTGAAGCTATTCCTGACATTGTAGTATCACCAGAGAAGTCTAGTGCTGTTAGATTTACTTCTACCGCATCTACAGTGATAGTTAAACTACCATCTGTGACAGCAGTCCATGTAGCGACTGTTGTTTCTGCTGAAGTGTTTCCAATAAGGTATGCTGGTACTATTGTTCCAACGGTGCTTGCCATAGTATTATAATTAAATGATTTAGCTTCGCCCTCCTTAGAGAGCGAAATAAATTATCTAAGATATTAACCAGTCTAGGCTTGAAATTTGTAATGGTGTGAGTTCAATTGTTAGTACCTCTCCTGAGTTTTTAGGATCAGGGAACTCAAGGATTGGTTCACCAAGGTCTTCTGCTTTGATTACTGGCATTTCAATGTTCACATCTTTTTCTAGTAACTCTTTGTCTTCTTCTAGGAACTTTGGAAGGAGATCGTCTTTAACCCTTGTGGTTACTTCGATTTTCTTTTCCTTAGCTTCTTCTTCTTTTAGTTTCTCTTGTTTCATAGAAGCTGGTTTACCGTTCTTGATAAGCTTTTCAGCTGCTGCTTTGTCTTTAAGTTTTTTACCTTTACCATCGTAGTAAACGTCTTCAAGGTAAATGTCTTCACCGTACTCTTTGATTTTCTCGTTACGGATCTTTTGGTAGTCCTCGATTTCTTCTGCCATCTTCTTGTGGACTTTACCGATCTTGAAAGAAGTGGACATTGGGATTCCTTTCGCTGTTACTAGCAATTGGAATAACGTTGGCTGTGCAGAGTCTAGTGAGAACTGGTCAGCGATTTTTTGAAGTTCCATAAAAAATAAATTAAGAAATAAAAATGAAACTGTGACGGTTTTTTAGTAGGCTAAAGGACAGAAACCGCCGGAAACTACCCTTTAGCTTTTAATCATATCCCTTGATCTTCTTACACATAAATATCCTCGTGTCTTTATTTAATTCATTGAACTCTTTTGATGTAAATTTTATATTGTTTTTCTTGATCTCATAATCGTATATAGCTATCAACTCTCGCATCTTCTCTAGTTCGTTTATCTTAAATGCTTCTGTTTCTTCAATTCTAGTATCCCTAACATTTTTATATTTCACATGGTTAGTAAACTTTAACTCCTTAGTTATAACGATTTCTTTATCAGTCATCCCTTCTCGTTTTAAATGAGGTTTAAGCTTATCAGCCGCTTTTGTAACTTTGTCTGTCATAAATATTTAATTAACTTATTTTTGCACCGTTCCAGTAAAGTTCTCCTGCTAGTGCGTATAATTTATTAGTAGTAGTTCCAGGTGCTTGGTCAGCATCATTGATTCTCATACTGAACCTTGTACCATCTAAATCTAAAGCAAGATGATCATATGTACTTGTACCTGAATCTATTTTTTGAATAGTAGAAGCTGCTGATTGCGTATTATTTAAATCATATAGAACCAAGCCATTTGTAGTAAAACTAACACCTCCTGCTCCAGTGACCCATAAACCAGTTCCGTCTTCTCCCCATTGTGCAACCCCTATTCCAGCTCCTCCATATAATACATTTGGAGATGATCCTTCTTTTGTTAATGTTCTGTTTGTAATTGCTATTCCTGAATTTTGTGCATTTCCTGTATTTTGTCTAATATCAAGATATATAGCTTGGTATTCAAAATTACTATTCGTATTATAATTAAATCCGTCATTTTTTATTCCTATTGTATTTCCTGTACACTGAGTAGCCGAACCATAATCCAATAATGTAATACCTATTCCTGAAACTCCTTGTATACTATCACCCCAAGTTAATCCTCTTCCTCCTGCTCCTAACTGAACATCTGTTCCTGCATCGTCTGTGAACCATAATGTGTTAGGTGCATCACTCTTTACCCAGAGTTGTCCATAAGCTGCTGTATCTGCATTAGCTGCTGCTTGTTCTTTTAAACTCATTGTTCCTTCTATTGTGAGTAATTGGTTTGGACTAACTGTCCCTATACCTACGTTGCCACCATTAAAAAATGTATCGCTACTTCCTACTATATTAACTGCAATAGCATCTGCTCCATTAAACAGTCTAAGTTCTCCTGCTGAAGTAGCCGACTCAAGAAACTGAACCACCCTCTGTGTTGAACCTGCTTCTTCTATTGAAAATGGAATGCTGTCAGCAGCTGCAGATTTAATTTGCAATTTTCCATCTGGACTCGCAGTCCCTATGCCTACATTGCCTGAATTCATTATCCTCATACGTTCTGCGGAGGCATTTGCATCAGTTCTCGTTCTGAAAATTAAATCACCATCATAAGTTCCTGTCTGCTTTGTATAAATTGCCCAGTTCGCTGAACCTGAATTTTTCGCAGTTAAAATGATACCAGCCTCTTCAGCACCAGAATCGTTAGAATTTTTTACGTTAATAAAGGAATTACTATTCAGATTATAGATAGGTGATGCATCCGATAAAACTGTCGCATTTGCACCAATTATCTCTAACTTAAATGTTGGACTCGCAGTTCCTATACCTACGTTGCCAGTATCTCCTTCAACTACTAACATTGAAGTGTTTACTGTAAAATCATCAGTAGCATCAGTGTGTGTTGTGATATTTACTCCTGCTCCTGTTGAACTTATAGTAATTGCTGCTACGTTAGTTAGACTTGTTCCTGAAAAGGCTGTGTCTGCTGTAAGTGTACCACCATCTATATTAGAAGATCCTACATCTATACTACCAAACCCTGATGTAATTGATCCTGCGTTTAATGCTCCTACTGTTGTAAGATTAGAAAGTGTGTCTATAGCTGTTTCAAATGTTGCTTCTGTTGTTGCATCTATTACATCTATATTACTTAAAGTAGTAGTACCTGTTGAATCAGTTAATATATCTACTGCTCCAAACGATAACGATCCACTCGCTTTAATCTCTAGTCCTCCATCATCAAACGTAGCTACTAATGCTCCGTCTACTTGGAATCGGTACTCACCTTTATCCGCTGTAGCACTGGCTTCAGTTGTGTTAAACAAAACGTAGTCTAAAGTCTGTGCTCCAGAATCATACACCGCTTGTATCGATACATCTTCTGTTGCACTTGATCCTATATTTAAAGAAGGATTACCGTCATTAACTGCATCATAAAGATTAATATCTCCTGAAGATACGTTTCCTTCTATATTAATACCTCCAGCTTGTAATAGTCCAGCAATATCTACAGTCGTAGCTGCTCCTCCAATAGTAAGAGTATTAGCTCCTAATGTAGCTCCAATAGCCCTTGCTCCTGCTGCCCAATCAATATCACCTGTACCTGTGATAAGCATACCTGTCTCTTCAATAGCATTCTGTGCAGCATTAACTCTGTATGAAGCAGTAGCTGCTGCATAAGAAGCTGGTGTATCATTTAGCTCTAAAAATGTATCTTTTCCTGCAACTTGTGTATCAACATAAGCAGTAGTAGCAACTTTTGTACTATTATCACTAGCACTTTGAGTTGTAGCAACAACACCATCACCTAATACTGCCCCTCCTGCAATAGTCATTGTAGTGGTATTGTTCGCTGTTAGAGTAATCCAATCAACATATGTAGCACCATCAGCATCATAAGCTTGTAGTTTCAAAGTATCACCTGCGTCTGTATAAGTACGCAATACTCTATTACCAATAGCCCCTATACCTTCTATGGATACTTGTTCTTCTTCAGTTAATGTAAATGTTCTTGACATAATATTGAGTTAAGTGATTATTTTTTTCCTGTTATCATTGTTTTTAATTCTGACATCATACACATCACTTTTTCTGTTAGAGAAATTGCTTGCTGATGTTGTGCCTGTGATTGTTTACGCCATTCAGTTCTTTCTTCTCTATGTCCTTTACTCTGGTAATAAATGAATACCCATAAGATTCCTGCTGATGCTGGTATTCCCCAAGATGTGATTAAGTCTGCTATTTCCATGAGTTAAATTTAGTTAATAAGTTAGTAATTATAGTATTAGTGGTATTAATTATCATGTATAATGGCATTAACATTAACCTTTTAACAAACTCCTTATTAATATCTTTGAGCATTTCATCTACAGGTTGTATCTCTTTAAGTGGTCGCTGGTAAAGACTTGGTTCTTCAGTCACGATATTTACGTCATCATCTTTGAGATATGTATCAGTGTATTCCCTGTGTTGTAAGTAATGTATCACTCCATCTATCCCTAACATTCTGAACTCATTCCTAGCCACACACACAACAACCTCTATATCATTCTTTATTTTCTGTAATTCTTCGTGTGTTTTACTTCCTTCGTATTTAATACGTTCTCGGTTCCTTATATACTTTTCAATCTCCTGGTCATTAACTTTTAGGTTCTTGAATTTATTCATATATTTAAGGTTAATTACATATCAGTCCAGTTAGTTCCAGCTGCATCACAGTAAGCTGTTTGTCCTGCTCCTACACCTCCATTCAAACATAAGTCTCCTTCTACTCCTGTTAAAGCTCCTTCTGCTGTTGTTCCGTCTGAAATCCATATAGTTAAAGCTCCTATTTTTATATATCTAGTAAAATTAGTGCTTGTTACTACGTTATTAGATATTTCTAAAGGGATTACTGTATCAGTTAAAGTTCCTGCTGTTTCTGTTCCTACATTTTCTATATTAAGGACTGATCCAGCAGTAGTAAAAGTACCACCGTCTCCATTCTGTATACTTGTTCTTTTCAGTGTTAATATATTAAAATCATCAGCAGCTGTGTCAGCAGTAGCAGTATTTGTTCTTGAAAATAATATTTCTGCTGTATCATCTGTTTTATCATCTAAAACAGCTGACTGTACATTATTTAGAGAAAAATACTTAGCTGTAGCAGGTTCATTTGTAGAATTATTTCGTACTAACTCGCCAACATACCATCCATAAGCATTAACAGTATTAGTAGTATTTACAGATCCACAAATACCCTGCTGATATAATCCATAATTATTCATAGTTAAGGTTCCTCCTGATGCATTATTTAAATATCCTTGGTATATTCCATATCCTGTACCTGCTACATTGCTAAGCTGAGTTCCCTGATAAAGTCCATATCCTGTACCGCTTGCCTGATCAACCAGTGCTCCTTGATAAATCCCATATCCATTGCCCGTTGCATGTGCAATAACATTTTGATAAAGACCATATGTTGATCCTCCTGCCGATATATGTACATCATCCATAAAAATAAACTTATATCCATTTCCTCCTCCTTGGGCAGTCCATTCTATACCTTTTCCAGTTGCTACTCCCCAAGCCTGTATTTCTATAGCTGATTTGTTTGCATTAACTCCATACCCAGAAATATGTATTCCTTTATGTGCAAGTGCTGAACTATCCATATTTATATAAAGACATCTACAAGCATTTGTTTGAGTACCCCCAATAGCTAGAGTCATTGCTTGAGTATTTGCAGATGAACTATTTGCTACTGTTGAAGTAAAACCTGTTCCGCTTGTACTTGTAATACTATCTCCCCAGGATAATCCTCCTGCTGCTGCCCAACTTAAAATCCCATTACCTGCTGCATCTGCAAGGACTTCTCCTGCTCCTGCTACGGCTAGTGGTAAAGTTAATGTATAAGAACCTGAAGTTGCTCCTGATTGGATAGTAACAGTATTAGAGTTTGTAGCATTATATATAATTGCTGCTCCATCTGCTGTTGTGTCAGCTCCTAATGTTAATGAACTAGCAGCTGCAAATACACCAGTAGTAGCACCTGTTAAAGCACCTGTCATTGCAATAGTCGTTACTCCTGACAATCCTCCAGTAGTTAGCGTTGCTGTACCATCTGTAACACTAGCAAATTCTACACTAGCTGCCTTTGCTAAGTTTTGATCGATAGTAGAAGTTTCTGAAACAGTTAATGTCTTACTTGCTGCTCCAAATGCTATCACTCCTGCATTAGTAGTTACTTGTAGTCCTACATCAATGTTTAATGCTGCACCTGATGCAATATCAAGTGAGGCTGTTCCTTTAGTTAGTGCAAAGGTGTTAGCTGCTTCTGTTAAGATAACAGTGCTTTCATCCATTTGACTATTGGTGTTATCTGCAACATACAAAGCACCATCAGTTGTGAATCCTGAAGGAAAATCTGTTAATGCTACTAAAGTGGTTGCACCACCACCGATTGGTACTCTTGCCATAGTTTTAAAAGTTAATTTGTAGGTAAATTATATCCAATTCTTTTTGCGTAAACATTCATTCTCTTCTCGTATATCTTCATAGCACTTTCTCTTTTGTTTATATTATCTAGTACACTGTTAGCACTTTTTAGTTCTTGCTGTACCCCTTCAAGCAGCCTCACTTCTTTCTTACGTTTGTTTACTAGTTGTTCAAGTTCTTTCTTAAGTATCTGACCTTTCTTATACTGTTCTTTTCTTAACTTCTCATTCTTCACCACTAACTCATCTCTTTGATTAACCAGATCCTCCAGTTGTATGTTTATATCTTCTAGTAACCTCGTAGACTCCACTCCTTTTATATTTAATTCCTTCAGATATAACTCTTTAGGACTTATTTCGTTATTCAAAGCGTTAAGCTGTAACTCTATCTCTTTTAAGCTTTCTTTTTTACAACTTATCTTGTCACATAACTCATTTAAATCTCTTCTATTAACCTTTAGATCATTAAGAACTTTATTCTGTTCATACTTTGATACTTCTATCAATTTTTGTTCTTCTTCTCTTCTTTTTACTGTCTCTTCAAGTTTTACTTGTAATTCAGTTAGATCCTTGTTTGTCTCTATCAACCTCCCGGCGTTAGGATTGAATAGCATATTGTATAATTATTTATAATAAAAATTAAGTATGTGCTTCCCTATCTTCGACTTTACTACCAACTCCAACTCTAAGCTCCAATAACCCAGATAAATCATCGTTAATTGTAAGTGTCATCTTATCTTCGTCTTCTGCTTTAAGTATTACTTGTTCATTGAACTGTACGTTTACTGATACCCATGTATTACTCCCATCTGATCCACTTCCTGTTACTCTTGCATTACTTAAACTCATAAAATCAGTGAAAGTATTAAGAGTTGTTTCACTTACAGTTTCCCCACCTGTTATTCTTTTATAATCAATTCCTGAAGCGATTGATGTACCTAGCAAGCTATCATACGGGATATAAGGCATTGTTGGGTAAGCTGCTGCTACTGTTCCGTCATTAGAACTTGCAACGACTAGCTGAAGACTTTTTACGTGTAACCATGTACCTAATGTAGGCTTTAATGAGAATATAATTGGTGTACCTGTTTCTTCTATCTGAATATCATCTAAGTAATACTTAGGTGCTTTACCTTCTGCTGCCTCTGATTCCACTCTAACTGCATCAATAGTTAATCCTGTTAGTCCCATATCTGTAAACGGGATAGTTATTTTATGCCAAGCGTCATAATCTAAGTAATCAAAGTAATCACTTAAATCTACTTTAGTTCCAACTTGTGTACCTCCTGTTGTTTCCCATCCATAAAAGTCTACTGCATCACCTAATTTCCAATCCTTATCAACGTATACCCACATAGTAAATGATACATAACCTGTTAAATCTATCTCACTATTTTTAAGTAATTGGTAAATATCTCCTACTGGTGATTTATCACTTCTTATACTTTTAGTTCCTCCTGTTGTATGGTTTTGGTCTGTATTAACAAAATCAGTCTTTCCACCACCTGCAATATCTGAAGCTGTCCAATAATCACCAATAGTATAAGCTTCACCAGTTGCCATTATATCAGTATCTAGGGTTAGCTGTGTATCACTATCAACTACCGTAACAAGAGCAAAAGTATTGTCTGTAGTATTATGTACTGTCATACCTACTGCTACTGTTGTATTAAAATTCTGTCCTGATTGTATTAATTTATTTGCTGTAGTAGCACCATCTGTTGTTCCACTATCTGCTAAAGTATTATCTGTACCATCATAAATATGTTCAGGATCTCCGCCAAACGCTCCATTAACATTCATATCAATCCCGTAAGTATCATTAGAAAAATACCCTAACTTATTGTCAAAAACTTTAAGTGGTCTGGTTGCTACTACTAAGTCGTTATCCTCAGAACTATCATTAGTTACTTTAGCTCGAGATTTGCTTCCAGTACCGTCAGTGATGTTACTTTTAATCATAAATATTGTTTATTAACCAATGTCTATATTGTGATAGTTGAATATAACTGTTGCGTCTACAGTAACAGTTGATGTATCACACCAAATTGTCATAGTTGAGTTCTTTGGTAGAATTATATCTTGCTCGAAATTAACCATATCTGTAGCGGATTCTGCTATATATTTAATTCTTTCAAATTCTGTTCCTCCTGTTAATGTTGAAGTAGCTCCATCTAAGTCTGCTCCTTTTTCAAACGTTCCTGTTGCTATATTACCACTACCTCCATTTAAGTTTGTTGGCGTAAGTGCAGTTGCAGACAGCCTTGTTCCTTTATCATTAATTTGAAAATATACTTCACAAGCTGCAGTAACATATATTTTAACTCCTTCTACACACATATCAGTGTCTGAACTGTTTACCATATAAAAGATACAATCATCATTTGCTGTTGGTGATTGAGAAAAATAAACATTATAAGCTTGTTCATGTAAATGATTAACATGATGCTCATTTGATGATGTGATACATTCTGATAAAAGCCTGTTCTCTGAACTTACTCCCGATAAAACACCTTTGCCAGTACCATCAGTGATTTTCACACTACCAATAGTGTTTGTTCCTGTATCTATGCCGACATTACGTCTACCATGACCTGCCATAAAATAAAATTAGTTAGTACGTCTTTCTGCTCTTCCTTTCATTGATCGTTGTTCTTGGTTTGATTGGGCGATTATTTGTTCTGCTTTAGTTATATCGTCTTCTTTACCTAATATTGAACTGTTGAGTTCTTCTAGTTTCTTCTGTTTTTGGTTCTGTTCTGATAACATATTAGTTATACTTAATATTATATCGTTTTTTTCTGCTTCTTTTACCTTTATATCTTCGATGATTTCTTTTTTAGCCTTATCTAATGTTCTTATTTCTGTTATTAGTTCAGCAATATGTTTTTCAGCTTCTTCGAATTCGTCTTGCTTGTTGCTACACTTATTCTGGTATATCTCTAAATTTTCCTGCATTTTCTCTGTCATATTCTTCACTCTGGTTTGATTCGTTTCCTCATTATATATATCTTCATTAATCTTGTTCAGATCATTTTGTTTATGTTTGTATTGGCTTTCGAGTGAATTAGCCCTGTCAACACGTTCCTGTAATGATTTTTTCTCTATTAGTTTACGTTCTTCTAATTTATCAGTTAAAACTTTTAGTTCTTCTATTTTTGTGTTGAACTTAGCATATTCAATTGCTTGAGTGTTTATTAACATGGCGGTTTAAGTTAATGATTAGTTTTTATATACCCTTATCCAGACGCTAATTTCTCCAGCTGCTCTAGCTGTTTGGATAGCATTTACCCAAGTGAGACCGTTAGTGTTCATTTCGAACATCCTGTAGTCATCAGCTCCAGCAACAACCATTCCCGTATCACCATCAACAGCTGAACCATCTTCTAGGTCAACTACTTCCATGTAATCCCAATGATTAGTTTTAGTCTTAGCAGCATCCCAATCAGGGGCAGTTTCGAAAATTGTTCCTTGGAATTTTAAAGTTCCGTTGTAGTCAGTTCCACCATCTGTAGCGACAGCAAAGATAACGTTTCTGTACTCACTTACATCTATTGCTGTACCAGCAGTTGTAGTAGACACTTCAGACATACACTGATGTTCATGTGGGCTTCTATCTAAGTTAGCCATAATAATAAAGTTAAATTATATATAAATTAAATTAGTCCTTGTTCTTGTCTTTTACCTAAACTTAAATTAACAAATGCTCCTGCTTGTTGGTCTATATTCATTTCACCTGCTTTCATTTTTGATAGCTTATCTTTCTCATACGCAACTCTTTCTTCTTGTACTATAAGTTCTGCTTCTCCAAAAGGTATATACTTATCATCTATTAATGCGTGAGGTTCTCCTTTAATCATTACTGGAATTAGTTTGTCGTAAACTGTCCGGTAATTCATGGAGTTAATCTTTCGTGCTTCTTCCATATTAGCTCTTTCTTCTAGTTGTGCTGGTGATAATACATTCTGCCATCCTATATCTTTGAATTCTTTCACATCTTCATCAGGAATGTCTTCTATTTCTAATTTAGCTAAAGGAGGAGATGTTCCTATTCCTGGATTACATGTATCAGTAATCCTCATCACCCCTGTTTTTTCTATAATCTTTTCTCTAAGCTTGTCTTCATTCCACCCATTGAAAGGGTTATTACCAAAGACTTCTTTGTACTCTGCCCTGATGGCTTTAATTGTTGTTGTCATAGCGGTTAAATTAAATTATAAATTTCTTATCCTAACCCTCCGTAGAGGGCTAAGGAAGAAAACAATTATGCAATTGTTCCTACTTGTACGTATCTTGTTCCTACACCCTCAATATCAACCATTGCGAAATGTGTCACAGTAAGAGTTTTAGCTCCAACTGCTTCAAGTGCATTTCCTGTCCCAATTGTTGTTTCAAGTGTTATGAAAGGAATATTAATATCGTCTTGCTTAAGAGCTAAACAAGTAGCCACACCAGTTGTGTGAGATTGTTCTATTCTTACAACTGCACTATCAGCGTTACAAGCACTTGCGTTAGAAACGATTTCTACCGTTGCTTTATCTGCTGCTAGTACTCCTGCTGTAGTTACCACAACTCCTGAAAGAGTAGTTGGGGAACTTACTATGTTGATTCCACCCATATCTAGAGCTGCACAATCTATTTGCATTGCAAATGGACTGTTTGTAGCTGTTACACCTTCAGCTGATAGTCTCAATAGAGAACCGTCTGCGTCTAATGCTCCTGCTGCATCAATCTCTAAACATGCTTTATCAGCACCTATAGCTCCACCAGAGATAATTTCTACGATACTTCCTGTACCATTTACTGAAGTAATAGTAGTTGTGTCAGTATCAGTTATAACTAGATCTCCTAGAGAAAGAGTTAAAGCTGCTGTTCCTGCCGCTGCTCCTGCAATAACAGTAGCACCTTTAGCTCCAACAGTGAACAATCCTGCATCGTCATCGTTACAATTGATGAAGAATCCAGATGTTAATGTGTTACCACCATTATCAAGATATAACATATCTGATGTAGTGATAGCATCCATAGTACATTTAATACCTATAGCGCCTGTTGTTGCTCCCACCATTGTTACATCAATACCTCTTGCTGCTCCTGTTGTAGGTGTAGCAATTACTACTGAAAGACCAACTGGAGTGCTTGTAGCATCACCTGCTGAAATAATTTCTACTACTTCACCATCATGTGCTGTTGTATTAGCATTAAATGTCGCTAAAGCACCAGTTGTAATACTTGTAGATGAAGCAGAAATCATTGAAGTTTCTGTTGTGATTGTGTTGTTTGTAACCACAAGAGTTGCTGCGTTATCATCACTGATAAGTGAAGTGTTACCTCCTCTTACGTTTAAGTCACCGTCTTCTATATCAATATCACCAGTAGTTACATCAATTGCTGCTGTACCTTCTGCTGTACCTTTAAGAGAGAAGATTGCACCGTCGTCTCTGACTGCGAATACTTCTGTACCGTCAGCTACAACTGAGATAGCTGCTCCTGCTGCTGTCATTGTTGCTGCTGCTACTGTGATTTTCAATGCGTCTCCTGTTGTTATTGTTGAAGCATCAATATGAAAACCTACACCAGTTGTATTTACAGGAGTAAGAAGCATAGTTGTGTCTCCAGCTCCACTTGTTGTATCAACAGTTAAAATATCTCCTCCGTCTCCGTTTTCTCGAATTAAGAAAGCTTCTGCACTATCTACATCAATAATTACTGCTCCTTCTAGTGTTGAAGCACCTGTTACTGCAAGAGTTGTTCCTACTGTAGCAGCACCTGTACAAGTTACTGTTCCACTAAATGTACCTGTACCAGTTACATCAAGGTTACCTGAACTCATTGTTAATGCTCCACTTGTAAGTGTTAAATCACCGTCAGTGATAGTCATTGATCCTTTCGTAAGAGTAATAGCTGAATCACCCTTAGCATTCATTTCAATTTCTGCACCTACAACAGATCCTGAAATTGTTTCAGAACCTACTGATATTTCAAGAAATGTTACATCTCCTGATGTATCATGTGCTCCTGTAGAGTTAATATGAAAGATTGAAGCTGAATGAGTACTTGTTATTTTACCACTTTTAGTAATAAGTAATGCTCCGTCTGTAGTTGTGTTTGTGTCTGTTAATGTTACTGCTGTACTGTCGACAGCAATTTCGTTTCCACCGTTGTAGGCAGAATCGAGACTTGTTGAGGCTGTACCTCCTAATTCAGAAATACCTAGTGCTGTTGAGTAAACTCTTACTACTCCAGTAGTCATCTGCCACATCTCACCGTCTTCTAAAGAGGTAGGATTAGTAGATAACTGTGGAATTACAACACCACCAGCATCGCTATTAGAACGTATTTTGTTACACTCAACAATGTCAAAATTTGTTACACCCATGTTTTTTAAAATTAATAAATAAGTAGAATAATTTTTATCAATATATAGCCGTTAGGTTCCTCTTGCCCTACTAAAAGCAAGGTCTAAATGATAAAATGGGCGGTTTTTTATTCTATTAACTTGAGTAAGCTGAACCATCTCCTTGTGTTCCCCAAACTCCTCTAAAATCACAGTTACCTATTTGGTATCTCATATAGAAATTCATAGTTACGTTTTGATTCGAGTCAGTTTCGTATACTTTTGTAACGATTGGGTTTCTTTCGAAGTATATAGTTGGTGAATTCATAGAATCAATCAAGAACCAAGCAGTATCGCTACCACCGTTTTGAGAGTTGATCCATTTTGTTGAGATAACTGTAATCATACCATCGTAAACGTTGATATCATTGTTAGCTGTACTCGGTCGTAACTTACCATTAGTAAGAATTACTGCTGTTTTTTCTAAAGCGTCTGGTACTAAAAGGATAAGATTAGAAGAACCAATAGCCATTGGAAGGTCTTTGTCATCTGTTTGTCTTCTTAGTGCTGTTCTTGCTGTTTCTAAGTTAGTCTCAGATAGAGGAATAGAAGCAGCTGAAGCGTTAGATTGAGTTGTGTTTGATGTTGTTGTTGCTTTGAAAGGATGAATGGTTGAACAGAAAGGTACTCCGTCACCATAATATGTAAGTATTTCTGGTAAAGAAGTCTGTGCTGTAAAAGCGTTGTTGAAAATATTGAAAGCGTCTCTGTTTTGAGTCATTTTCGCTCCTGTAAGAAGGTCTCCCATCTCTGAAAGTTTCTTGTCAACAATTCTGTCTAGTCTATCTTCAAGAGTAATTGTTACTCCATTAGTTAGTTTTCTGAAATTGAACTGAGTTGTGTATGTTGCTGCTCGGCTATCTTGTGCAAAATCTGCACCTTCAGCTGTATCAGTTGCATATCCTACTCCAGTCTTGCCGTCGATTTGTTCTCGAGCTTGGTCAGAGTTCTCAGTCTTGAATAACTGTGTGTAAATATTGTTTTCTACACCAAGTGCTGATGAGAAAGCTGTTGTATAAGCTAAGTCGGATTGATTCTTAATGTCGAATAGTTTAGCTGTTAAGCCTTTTACAAACGAATCTCCAAGAGTAGCTCTAGTTTCTATAACTGCCATAATTTGTTAGTTAAATAATATAAAAATAAAAGGGCTACTACTCATAAACTGAATCTTCTTCTGATAAGGCTAAAGAAACAATCAATCTTGTAGAGTTGTTTGGATCAGTTTTGTGTACGTAAAAGTTTGTTGGTGTTCCAATAGTTCTTGTAGCTGTACTTTCAAGTACTCTACCCCAATCAGATGTAGCTGAATCAATATCGATACTTGCTCCTACTGTTCCTGAACTGTTTGTAGTTCCAACTGTACCACTTACTTCTGCTGAATAAAGTGCTGATGTACTTGTTTCAATAATTGCGTATTGTGTACCGTCACCTGTAACAGATGTTGTAGCTGGACTGTTTGCTGAACCTGCTGTATTAGATCCTTGTAGAATTGGTAGACCTGTTGCGTCTACGATAGCTTCTACTACTCCTTTTGCTGGTTTTGCTGCTGTAGGATTACCAGCAGTACCTGTTGAATAAGTCTCTACCAAGTCACCAACTGCAACTACATGAGATGTTCTAATAACTATAGGGTCAGTTAGATTTCGTTGAGCTCCGTTTCTAGAGCCTACATAATTTAATGCCATAATCTTGTTGTTAAATAATAAATAATAATGTTAAATTTTCCCCTGTTTAATTAACTTTCTTGCTTCAGGACTTAAAGGCGAGACTCCTACGTCGGCAAGTGCTGCTTCAGCGTCTTTAACATCATTGTTAGGTCTGTTATCATAAGCTGTTGAGATAGTACCGCTTCCTGATGAAGCAATACGTTCTTGCGTGCGTGTTGGGTCTGTACCCCCTCTGGTCGCTAAATAAAAAGCGTCGTTTAATACCTCGTTTGTTTCTTCTAAGGTCATATGATCTTCACCCATAAATCTTTCTATCTTCACTTCAAACTGTTTTGATACGTTCTCATCGTAATCAGTAGACGTACTATTAAGCTCCGGATGTGACGTAAGAAATACGTTATACGCTGCTTTTTTGTTTGTCTCCCTCTCAATCTGAGATCGTAATCGGTCTTCTATCTGCTGTTTAGTTTCTTCTTCAGGTCTTACAGCGAGTAAAACCTCTTCTAATGGCATATCATACAGCTTCTTAGCTATCTGTTTAGCCATCTTTACATCTTTATCACTACCTTTGGATAGCTCTTCGATGTGTGTTGATTCTTTCTCTACTAGTTTTAAGTGAACTTCTAACAACTTCTCGTTAGCCTCCGTAATCTTACGCTGGGCTGCTGATGATTGTTTCTGAAACTTTTCTTCCCATTCGTCAGGAACTTTTTCTTCTTCTACAACCTCTTCAGGTTCTTTAGCTTCTGGTTCTGGATCAGTAGTTTCAACGTCAGTATCCTCTTTAGGAGTAACGGTTTCTTTAGATGTTGTCTCATCTTCTGTATTTTGAGTATCCATTGGAGTCAAAATTAATTAATAAAAAAAAGAGTTATGGGTTCATAACTCCGTTTAGGCCCCGACGACACGACGACGTCAAAACCTAAAGGGAGGTATGAACATTGTCGTGTTTTCGGATTGTTAAATGCCTGTTTAGGCGGTTGGTACTATCTTTTGTTTTTGTTCTGAAGTTTGTTTTAATAGTTCTATATGACTTATACACATCTCTATACCTAGATAGGTATACCGTTCTAACATCGCTTGGTCAGCGTCTTCTTTAAGTGTCTCAAACACTTTATCTTTCTGGTACTGCTTAAACTCATTAAGCTCCTCCAGAAGCTGCCTCCCCTCCATTCCTGCTAGCGCCCTGTTGAGTGCCTTGCCCATTTGATACTTGTTTAATGATTTCGTTTAAATTACCTCCTCCTTTTTGTGCTTTCTCTGCTTCTGCAGCTGCCTCATCTGTTGCTAACTGCTCCTGTTCTGCAGCTACTTCTTGTTCGTCTCTTACTAATATATCTGGGTTTATTCCGTTAGCGTCTAAGTTCCCTTTAATAAGTTCTGTCTGGTTAACTAATGGGTTACCTAGGTACCTTTCGGTCATTGCATCTGATTTTTCTCTCTCATACACTTCACTGTAAGCCAGCTTACCTCTAGGAACGATCTTTACTTCACATTCAGTCTCAAATAATTCTTTCCTTATCTCTAACTGTGTGGTCTCTCCCTCCGCGTCTTCTTTCTTAAGCTCGTTGAACTTCTTTTGTTCCATGAACTTTAAAATATTATCCTGTGCTTGTTCATCTAATAATGAGAATGATTTGGTTTTCTTTAACTCTTCAGGGGTTTCTACTAAGAACTGGAAGTTTTTACCGTCTTTACTGTAAAATATAGCGTTAATGAAATCTTCTGTTACTCCATCAACCTGCTGGATCTCTTCTATAGTAGTAGGTTTATAACTTTCTTTCCAGGTATACCTAACATCATCTACTGGAATAGTGTTCTTAACCGTAACCTTACTGAACTTACCATTCTTAGCACTATCTATATTAAGGTAGTCCTGCTCTTCCCTGTAATACTGTCTCAACAACGCTAACATTATCTTTGTCCTTCTTGTAAGTGTTTCGTACTCAATAAGTTTTAACCCATCAGCGATCCTCTTAATAGCTGTCTCAGCTCTCACCGCTGTCTTTGTAGCTGTCTCGTTCGCTGTTCCTAATAATGATCTGGAATCTACTCCTGTGATCGTTGTCTGGTACTCATCAAGCTTTTCTAACAATGACATCGCTCCACTTATATCTCCTTGGATATTTATTGGCCTTATAAGACTTGCTTCGTCTTTAGTATTAACGGGTAAGATATTAGCGTCTTCCCATGCGAACCCTAACTTCTGGAGGTACCCTGCTAGCTCTTTAGAGACTGCTAGTGGTACTTTAGCGTTGGTTTGAGTAGTCCGCATAACTGCGTTCACTATGATGTTCTTACACTCTTTAATACGTTTGATAAGTATAACGTCTCCTTTAGGGTAAAACTGTCTGCCTCCTGGCATTACTCGGCATTCTGCTCTAACAAATGGTAATTCTTTCCAGTATAGACTTGGGATAGGATTACCCCCGTCTTTACCGTACTGCGTTAGCAACACTCCATTCATTATAATAGAATACTCGTCTTTAGACACATTCCAGTAGTACATACCCATTATATCGATGTCTGTATCATCAAAATCGATGTGTCTTGTCTGTAATAACTCTAAAACCTCTGTCCGATGCTCTCCTTTCTGTACGTACTTGAAATTCTCGAAGTGTCCGAACTCTTCTTTAGCTTTATTTAGGTCTTTATAATAAAATACCTGGATACACTCATTAGCTTCCTCAATATTCCGAGCTTCCTCACTAAATAATAGATGGTATGGCTCGATATTCTCGATAGCTATATCCCTGAACTTCAATACCCTCTCTTTTTTCCATTTTAATGCACCAACATAATTTTCATTCTTATTCTTTTCTTCCCCTGTCACAATCTTAACATCTCTCCATACTTCTTTCCAATATACTTTCTGGAAAGATACTCCATATATATTCTTGTACTTTAACATCTTAGATTTAAGTAACTCATCATTGTTTTTCTCCTTAATGTTCTCTAAAACTTTCTGTAACGCTTCAATCTTCACCGTATCCTCATCATACACTGGTCTCAAAACTACTTCAGGTAATACTTTTGTCTCCTCTGAACTCTTTGTCTCCACAAGCTCGATCTCTGTCCCTAGATTGATCTTCGGTAAATCAGTCTTTGTCTTAACTTTCTGTTGGTTATTATAATATTGTTCCGCATCCTTCCATTCAGCGTATACTCCAATATCTTCAACATGACTCCTCATCTCTGAGAGTCTTTCGTAGATATGTCCGATATATGTGTTCTCTGCTTGGTTCGGGTCGTACTTAGGCACATCTATCTGGTTATCCTGGATGTATGCGTTCTGTTTCTTCGTTAGTGTTGCCATTATTTAAGAATTAAGTTGATATTTTTAATTTCTTTCTCATTATATTCTCCGTTTTTTATTCCTTCTAATAATTCTTTTTTTGTTAGTGTAAAACTTTCATGTACTGGAAGTAATCCAAGGTCATCATCATCATCTGCGAAATGCCATATTGAATTTAATTCTGCACTATGGCTAGAAATACTGAATTGAGTATATAGCTTTTCATTATCAATAAGTGTTGCCATATTTTAAGGTTAAAAATCATATGCTTTAAATGCTTGTTCCTCCATGTGTTTATCTAAACTGTTGTCTCCCATCGGCTGGATCTTATCTACTGATAAGGCTAGATAACGGAAACTATCTGCAAAATCTGAGCTCCAATCATGTAATGGCTTAGGTTTATATGTTAAATGTTTGTCGTCGTACTCCCTCCGGTAATTCCTTAACGCCCTCAACCCATTCTCACATTTCACTTCATCAAATATACATCTTCCTAATATCATCCTCACCGCATTTATCCCGTCCTCTAAACTCATCCTCGGTACTACTTTATATGGTATCCCATTTGCTTTCAAGACCTCTTCCCTACTCTTCCCCGTCCCGAACTCCCTGTTCTGTATATCATGTGGGAAAAAATGTAACCCTATCTCGTACTCCATCGCTTTGATATCTTTTATATACGTAGGTAACCCTTTACTATCTCCATTTATACAATCAATCAACCGTATCTCCCTACCGTAAATCTGGAAGAACCATATTACCGTCTGATCATTGACCCCTATATCCCACGATGTGTACACATACAAACTCCTGTCATACGGTAAACTACACACCCTGTTATCTTTTCTTATCTGTTCCATCTCATTTGCATAATAAGCTCCCTTAATCTCTATCTCCTCCCAACTACCCTCCCTCCACTGCTCCCTCAATCCATCAGGTAATCCATCTAGAAATGATACATACTGTGGGTTCTTATCCGCTAAATGTGGGTTGTCCTCCACCCTGGCTTGGATAAATATCCTGTCAGTCTTTGTCTTGGGATCATTATAACTTACCCCTGAAGGTGCTACATCAACAAACCTTTTCTTTACCCATAAATGTCCTGAATTCCCCGGATTAGTTGTACAGAAAATCTTCGCTGGTACTTTCTCATCCGATGTTCTACAACTTGATATAAGCTTGATATAACTCTCCTCTGTTGGAATATGTGTCAGCTCCTCTATCAATATCCTGTTATACTCATGTCCTTGATACTGCTCATACGCATTCTCATCTCTTAAATGTCCTGTCCTTATCACTGCCCCACTCGGGAACTTTATCACTGCTGGATTACCCGAGAACTCCGCTTTTAATGGTTTATACATATGCCTGGCCCTATCTACCCAATCACTCAAATCTTTTGCGTTCCTCCTTATTACAAGTCCCCTTAACCCCTTCTTATCCGCATCCATCGCTACCCATACCATCCCACAATCTGTCTTACCTCCTCCCCTAGCTCCCCCATACAACGTTTCAAACTCATACCTCTCAAGAGCTAATGTCTGCTTGTCTGTTGGACTCCACCATAGTTCATGATGCTCAGGCGGTTTACTCATATGTTTAGGTTATATTCTTTATTGAACTCTTCATAACACTCTGGACAGAAATGTAAAGGAATTGAAACCTCTCTTATAACTACGCTTACATCACATCCCACATGTTTCAAAATCTCCTTCTTACATTTGTTACAATAAAATTTAATCATTGGTTGTGTGTTAATTTATTCCTTATATATAGATTGTTAGTTTTTTTCAGTTTTTTTTGAGATTTAGTTTTAGTTTTTTTAATTCTACTTTAAGTTTTTTTTTTAGGGATTGTTTTTAGGTAGAAGTTGCATATGGTGGTATATACTATTTAGGTTCCCTATCCTGACTTCCGGGTATGTACCTACCCATCCTTAATATTTGACTAAGTATTGAAATTGTTCTTCCACGCGTCTAAACTTTCAATCTTGTTGTACATGTCTAGGAAGTTGGCCTCAAAGTTCTTCGGTAGATCTGTATTACTCTCTTCATATGAGGGTGGATATAATCGAGCCACAACCTGACCCTCTGAATCTCTCACATCTATTCTCTTACCTAAATACTTAGCGGGGTACCTCATGAACCCCCTCTTCTTTACTGTGTCTGACATACCTTGTGGCTTGCCTTGGGGCTCTGCTTGATTGTTGTCTGACAAATGAGTGCTTTTAGTGTCATTTTGTGTTTGTGCTACCCATCCGGGTGTGTTAGTAAATCCAGTCATTAAGCCATTTGTTAAAGTGTAAAAGTATGTTGTCTGACAAGATACTACGCTTACCACTGCTGACAGTCAAGCCTTGTGTCTGACAACTGTTTACACTCTATATTAATATATCTCTTCTTCATTTATATCTATTGTCTCCAGTTGTTTAGGTTGTTTAGGTTGTTTAGGCCTCTTTAGCACCTTAGGCACTGATATCATTGCAAACTGAACCTCTCCTGTGTGTTCTGTTTCTAGCTTCTCTTTATAGCCGTGATTGTTCTTTAAATCGAAAATTAAGCCAGCAGTTGAACCCTTACCGGATAGCAGGTTTTCCTCTTTCTGACTTAGTATCTCTTGTTTAATATTTTTTATTGTGTCGCTGAACTCCTCTTTCTTGCCATATCTTAGTAATGTTTCACGATCTGATCCTAAGAAAAGAGCCAAGCGGCTAATGGTCATGGGTACATTGTTATCTACAGTGTATTGTTTATAGGCGTTTATCTTCTTTAGAAGTATTTCTTTAGTCTTAAACTTTAGAGGATGCCCCACTTTGTTTTTAATAACTGTGTTGATATAGTTATGTAGTTAAGTTGGTTTTACTGTATCATAGTTTGGGGCTTTAATCAAGGGAACTTGTTTTAGTCATGTTTTAATATTTTATCTAATGCTTTAATTATACAAGGCATACATACAATCCTTTTAAGTGTTTCATTGTCTAATTCACAACACATTTCAAGATCTTTAACTATTCCATCATTGATAATATCAAGTTCATCCTCATATATCTCTTGCGTTGTTGTGTAACCTATACAGTAGTCACATACATGATTATAAGTGTCTATACGTTTAACTTTGCGGGGGTTTTTTGTCATTATCTATTAAATTATTTATACGGTTTAAGAATCTAGTACAGTATTCAGGGATTACACTTAGACCACAAGGGTATTGCTCGCATGTTTCTTCTGCGAGTTCGGCAAATTCTTTATACTCCTCTTGATCTATGCCTGTATCTCTTATTATATCTCTGATTATCTTAGCTCTTGGTGGCGAAATCGGCGGATCATACATTATATTCATATAGGCTATTCATCATATTATATTATTATGTCAAGGGATTAATAACCACTTATCTACTATGTTAAAGGTGTATCTGTTGCTAAGAACTACTATCTTTTCCCACTTATTCCTTGACAAGGTTAATTGGCTTATATATAATGGTTACAGATTTACCTTTTAACTAACTACACTATGACAAACACTACTACTACATCACCGGCTACATTAGTACAAAAAGAACTAAAAGAAATGATGACCTATGAAGCAAGAGACATTACAAAAGATTTTATAAAAAATTATTCAAGAGCGACAACAAAACAAGAGCTTTTAAAGTTCTTAGAAAAAGAAATAGATGATCTTATACACGAATACGCTGATTAACTAGTTGATATCTATTATCATTATATCTATAAATCATTACCTGATTTTATTGACTCAATAGAAGAGGCGAGAGATGAATGATTGATAACAGGTGAAGAGACAATCGACAAACAAATACAAATTGGCCAATTCTTTCATTATCAAGATTTATTATCAATTGGCATTAGTGAATTAAAAGATCTTATTAATTAATCATTACCCTATGAACCTATTCAAAAAGCTTATGGGAGCTTATAAAACCCATAAACAAAGGCAAAGACAAAGCAATATTGAATTCCTGAAAAGCAGAGGGTTTAATAAGAAACTCCTAGACAAAAAGACTGATAAAGAATTAAAAGATGCATCATTTGGGATTGCAATAGCTGGATACTATGGTAAATAATCTTTAACTCTTATAATATGCTTACATACGATAGAGAAACACATCTTGGCATTAAAGACCTATTAACTAAGCTTTACGACGTTAGACGGCAATTAAAGAGCTCTGAAGAGTATATGAAGTTAAATAATATCATAGGTGAGTATCAAGATTTAGATTTTCATTATAGACTAGCTAAGAAACAACCAACTAAGAAGCCTAAGGCTTATAACAGGATAATGGAAGAGCTGACTTACTTAACTAGGAAGAACTCTAATCGGTTTAAGCAGTAATTTATTTATTAACTATTTATATTATGAACACAACTCAACAACTAGAACAAGAAGCTTTAACACTTGCACACGAAGGATTAACACCTGAAGCTATAGAAAAACATCTGGGTAGAGAATTTATTATGTATAAAGACGCAATCACCGAAGAATACATAGAAAGTTGTTGGATTCTAACTGATCAACATGAATCAGAAGAAGATATTCCAGCCTATGACATTTTGGATCTTCAAAATTAGAAAAGAATTTTTTACTTAATACCTATAAAATGGACAAAATATGGACAACACAAAGTGGAATCGAAATAAAGATTATAGACTTAAAAGATAGTCATTTATTAAATATTCTAAACGGGGGGTTTTCTCCAAAACATAGCTTCTGGAATCTATTAAATGAAGCTAAAAGAAGAAAACTTGACACCTCCAATGCATGCATAAATGAAATTGAGTTTATCGGATATGTTGACGCTTTTTAATCATTAACTTTTAATACTATGAGAGATTTAATAACCTTTGTTTATCCTTACTGGTATATAAGCCTAACTATAAGTATAGGCTTATTATATCTTTTAAATTTTATATGCATTACATTGCTTGAAATTGGCGAGTGGTGGACTTTTCCAACATATATGATAATTGGATTATTTATATGGGCATTGTGTGTTCTCTCATTTGCCTGGTTAGCTGAAGAAGAAATTAACAATGACGAGTAAAACAAAAAAGCCCTTACACTATAAAGGGCTTTCTTGACGATCCATAAAAAAATCTTTTAACACCTTTAAGCTATACAGTTATGATTGAGTTGTCAATATATACAGATATCAACCCTAGGTTCTTGACTCTCTATGTACTCTAATGTAAGCTTAGGAACCACAAACATATTATCATCATCTAAAATCAAAGCCTTAACAAGTGAATCCATCACACCTTCAGCGATATTAGTTAAATCTTTCCTGTACTTATGTTTAATATAGAATGTAATCCGGACCCCGTCACACTTAGAAATGGAACCTCCAATGTATTGTATCTTTTGAATTGCTAACTCTTTCACCGCTTCTTTCTCCCAACATAGGTATTTTTCGGATGAGATGATTATTGGTCGATTATTTTTACGGTTTGTGATTATCTGTTTGTTGTTTTTCTTGCTAAAAGGGATTTTACTCAACGTGTATTGTTCCATTAGATTAATGTTAATTGTTCAACAGGTCTTTCTCCTCCTAATATCTGATATCTATATAATTCATCTCCATATCTACCTAGTGGAAAACATTTTCTTGTCTTGAATATTGGTAGTCCCTCTTCATGGTATACAGACACAGGTAACCATTTATGCTTGATACTCTTGTTGTCTTTTATCGTTAACTCTCTTACATCATACCCTATACTATTATCAACTGGTTCAAATACCCCAATGATCTTTACTTCGTTCATGTTTCGGATGTTTAGTGGATACTTTCCCCTGCAATCAAGAGAAGCTCGCCCCCCAACCCCCATAGATTACTTTCTTAAAGCATTACTAATAATATACATGAGTTGGGAGGGTGACTAACAAGACATTCGACATATATAGAAATGAAACTTTGTGTCGTTTCTTATTCTATACCCTGTCCCAGTCCATTTATGCACCGGTCAGGCGTTAGCGACTTTCTTTCCCCTTTATCTTTTGGTCGCAGCAGATGCAAACCCCCAGTCCTAGTCCAATACTAGGACTAACTCTCGTGATTAGTACTGCCATCCTAAACAGTCATAGAGTCACCACCTTTTTTTATACTGGTCGTAGTTCATCCAGTGAGATATTATCTTCTCAACTCTCCTGGTAATAGACTAAGATTCGTTTTACATGTGCTCAGGTAAATTACTCCCTATCATTGCCATTGCGTACGATATAGCTCCTAGCCAGCACATTAATCCTTATTACCAAGAAATTTGAAAGGACAATTGAATAAAAAAAAGAACTCTCGACGAGAAGAGTTCTATTATAGTCAGATCTGATGTCTCGTCATCATCAAGTCTGAACACTTATAACATATAGGATATTTATTCATAAGTCAAGATTATCTTCTCAAGATTCTTGGTAATAGGATGTTTTTTAAATACATACATTAGCTAAAATATGTATAAGCTCTTTGTTAGTTCAACTATAGACTTGTGGTCTAGTGCCTACGCCCAACACATCTTCCCAAAGCGAGTCATACTAGTTTTGATTGCTTTATATTACCAAGAAACTTTAAAGGACAATTGTTATTTCATTATTTTTTTATGAATTCTTTTAATATCTTTTAGCATTTGTTTATAATCTTCATCATCCATACAAAGACTGTATTTTTTATTTTTTTCTCTATCCTGATAATCTTTTTCTTTAAGCAATTCCATGTAGTTAAAAATATCCACCTCGTTTTGACAATCCCAATCTTGATCTTCTAATTCTTTCAACGCTTCTTTTGCTACTTTAAGTCTTTCCTCTTTAGGAACATATTTAAGTATAATATCTTCAAATAAACCTGCAATGCTTGAACCACTTGTCCATCCCATAATAATTTGATTAAAGTATAAAAAAAGAACATTTTAGTAAGAAAAATGCTCTTTTATGATTTATAAATCTGTGTCTTACTATCACAGGCTTATAAAAACCGTTTGTTTCTAAGAAGATCATACACCATACATCATTCAAAGTCAATAGTATTTATTATATTTCTATACGTTGGTTGTAAGGATCAAGTAATACATCATCAATAATATCCCCGATCTTAGTATCAATTATCCGGATGTAATGGGTGATAGTTTTTTTTACCTCATCATTTTTCTCTATAGATTCAAACATAGCTAACAATGACTTGATTGTTTCAGCTTCACCATAAGAGATCTTTATCTCATCATCAAACCTTTTATCGTCTTCCATAATTGTTTAAGTTTAAATAGTATTGTTTTTTGTTCTAGTTTACCTCTACAAGCTTTAAGCTTCCTTATCCAGTGGTTACGTGATCTAGGGTGGTTCATTATATGCCATTCCATATGTAATGTATCACAGAAAGGCATGTTCCCCCAGAAGGTTGTACCAATTTTCTCGCCACACCATTTACATTTCTTATTCTTTACTAGCTTTCCTGTAATAATAGCTTTATTAATAACTAAAGCATGACACTTAGGACAAAGTGCATTCGCGGAGTTCTCCCAAACCTTTTTATTAATATGCTTATAACAATTACATTTAGTCATATATTAAACATTAATGATTGAAAGTATCTTTGTTTCTCCTGTATGGATCTTCTTATGGCATTTATCATCAACACAAATTCCGTTATCTACATCTAGCTTTAACTCCGGATGTGATCCCTTTGACTTGAGATGATGTCCACATACGTACTGGTTTACATCCTTATCATTGAAACAATGAGGATGTCCGTAATACTTCTCACAGACCTGACAAGTCCAGTCATCTCTACGAACTACTGCCTCATGCCATTGCTTCATATTCATGTTTTCAGTATAGCATATATTTACTATTTAATCAAATCAGGGTTTTCATAGATGTTTCCTATGATTTCGTATTCAAAAACAGTTGTATTTATAAACCAATTTTCACCATTTATTCTTTGATAAAAACATCCACTACTGAAAACTACAACTCCACTATCCTTTTTATCATAATCATCTGATTCAATTACATCCCCTTCATAAATCTCTTTATCATTCTTATCCTTTAGTCCTGTGTATTGCATGAGTATTAAATCATTTCCTTCTTTATTTTCTAAATCATGCTTTATATCAAAACGTAAGTCTTCTTGATTATTATTTATTTGAAATGAAATACAATTATAGTCACCCATATAAAATTCTCTGCAAAATTCATACATCTTTTTTACTTTTTTATCCCACGCTCTAAATTTTATTTCCCTCATATTATAAAAGTTAAATTATTTAATCAAATCCCATACAACGATCCTTGATTTCCCTTTAATGAAAGCTTTCTTGAAGTTATCAGGCCATACGTCATAGGTCTCAAACCTGTTCTTACAATGCTCA